CACGGCATGACGCGCGCGGAGATTCTCGCGGCCCTTGTCGTCGCGAACGAAGAGCGGTGCGAGATTCCGCTCCCTGCCTCCGAGGTTCGTCAGATCGCCGAGTCCATCGGGCGCTACGAGCCCGAGCACGACACCGCCGCAAACGCTGCGATGGCTGACGATGCCGTTGCCGACTTGCTCGCGAAGGTCGAGGCGCAGCGCACCGCCGAGTACTTCCTGACCCGCGCGACGGCGTTCCTCTCCGAGCCCGCGCCGCTGCGATGGCTGGTCAAGGGATGGGTGCCGGAGTCCGGCGTGACGATGGTCTTCGGCGAGTCGGGCGCGGGCAAGACCTTCATCACGCTCGACATGGCGTGCCGCATCGCGACCGGCCTCGACTGGCATGGGCAGCGAGCGAAGCGGGGCGTCGTCGTCTATCTCTGCGGCGAGGGCAACTTCGGCTTTCGGCAGCGCGTCGCAGCGTGGGCGAAGCTGCACGGGCGCGGCGACCTCGACCTGCTGCTTGTCTCGAACAAGGCCCTCGACCTCGACGGCCCGCACGCTGCGGCGCAGATTCTCTCTGCGGTGCGCGAGCTCACCGACGGCGATGTCGAGGCCGTCTTCGTCGACACGGTGAACAACCACATGGCGGGTGACGAGAACAGCGCGCGCGACGTTCGCAACATGTTTGGAGCCTGCAACGTCGTCGCCTCGGCTCTGAACGCGACGGTAATACTGAATCATCACACCGGGCATAACGTGGATGCGAAGGGGCGCGCGCGCGGGAGCTCCGCGTGGAAGGCGTCACTCGATGCGTCGATTCTCATCGCGAAGGGCGACGACGGAACCATCGAGGTTTCCTGCACGAAGATGAAGGACGCGGAGCCGCCGGCGGCGTTCGTCGGTCGCCTCGACTCGGTGGCCCTCGGGTGGGTCGACGAGGACGGCGAAGAGGTCAAGGGAGCGGTGTTCGTGCGGCTCGAAGGCGAGGTCGTTGCGCCGAAGAAGCCGAAGGTCGACAGCAGGCTGGAGAAGCACCGCAAGACCTTCGAAGGCGCATGGTGGGCGTCGGGCGCTGAGGAGCGCGCAGGAGCCCCGTACCTCTCACGCGCGGCCCTGCGTGCCTACCTCGTTGAGCACATGGGCATGACCGAGGCGACCTCGAATCAAATCACGAAGCCAACCGCAGGCGGCAAGCTCATCGCCGAGCTCCTGACCGCCGAGGTCATCACGAGCCATGAGCACGGGTGGATTGTGTCGCATGACGAGCACGCGAACGCCCTCAGGCTGGCGAAGGGTGGTCTTCGGTAACGCGGTAACGTTACGGTAACTGACGGTAATTCGTTACTGTGGCAGGGCGACTACCCGGTAACGTAACGTAACCCCCTTCTTTAGAAGGGGTTACGAGTTACCGAGGTCGAGCGTCGCAAACGAGTACTAGATGACGCAAGATTATGCAGTGCGTCGAGAATGAGACGAAGAGGAAAGACATGCGGAAGAAAAAAGAACACCGATGCTTTTTTAGTTTGCATGTCGCCCGATTCCGTTGCATAACGACTGCACACCCGGCGAACGCGCCGAAAACTGAAAGAAGCGAATCATGAACATCGACATCACCATCCACCAGCTCTGCGGCGGCAAGATCAACCGACTCGTCGCGATGCTCGACGCGCACTCGTTTCTCTCGGGAAAGACCGATCTCATGTTTCAGTTCAAGGGCTCGCCGAAGGCTAACCGCGTTCGCATTGAGCTCAGCCCGAGCGACACCTACGCGGTGACGTTCTACGCGGGCCGCGGCGTCAAGGTGCGCGAGGTCAAGAGCTTCGCGATGGTCTATGGCGACCAGCTCCGCGGGCTCTTTGAAAACTTCACCGGGCTCCGCACCGCGCTCTGAAACCAACCCCCCCCCCGGCGGCCAACCACCGCCGGGGCTTCACCCCTACCGGACAACCACGATGATCCGCATCCGCGGCAACGCCGCCACCCTTGCCGATATTCGCGGCCTCCTGGCCGTGACGACCGACCCCGACACGCGCGCGCTCCTGACGGCGTGCCTGCGGATGCGGGGTGTCGCGTGACCCCGCGCCCTGGCATGATTCGCGAGGCGGTCGGCGTCGCCGCCGCATGGGCGGTGACCCTCGCCGTCTTCGGCACCTTCATCGGGCTGCTCGCCGCCCTTGGTGCACCATGACCCCCGTGCTGCGCCCACGAGGCCGCAGGGGAGGCTTTGACGACGCCGCCCTGGCTAGCCTCGCCCTGGTCGTCAGAACGGCGTCCTTGGGGCAAGGGCGCGCCACGGCGGCGGTCATTCGGTCGGCGCTCGGGTGGGGGCGTACGACGGCGCACAAGGCGCTCGCCGAAGCCGTTCGACGCGGACTCGTCGAGCAGGTGGGCGCGACGAAGGGGACGTGGTATCGTGTCCCTGCGCATGACGCGCCGACCCTGCCGTCAGGAGAGACCCGTGAAGACTGAGACATGGCCGCTGGAGCGGCTCATCGACTACGCGCGGAACCCGCGCAAGAATGACCACGCCGTCGACCGGGTGGCCGCTGCCATCAAGGAGTTTGGCTTCCGAGTGCCGATCGTGGCGAAGTCCGACGGCCTCGTGGTCGACGGGCATCTCCGGCTGAAGGCCGCGCGAAAGCTCGGGCTCGTCGAGGTGCCCGTCGTGCTCGCCGACGACCTCACCGACGCGCAGGTGAAGGCGTTCCGAATCTCGGTGAACCGCATGGCAGAGCTCGCCGAGTGGGACTCCGAGCTCCTCGCCCTCGAACTCGGCGAGCTGGGCGAGCTGGGATTCGACCTGGAGCTGACGGGGTTTGATGCCGAAAAGTTAAAAGAAGTCGAAGATAAAGAATCGGAACGCATCGACGACAACAAGCAATTGGCGATCATGCTCTCATTCGAGGACGAAGCGGAGCTTCAGCGAGCATTTGAAATTTGCAACGCAGAGGGGTGGACGTGCAAAATTATCGAGTGAAGCTCCAGTCCGAAGCATCCAAGTCGTATCGTTGCTCTCGCGCGGCCAATTCGCTCGACATCGACGTGAACAAAAAGCTCGTCCACGAACTCAGCGTGAACGCTGACGTTGAGTCGGACTTTTCGATCGGTTTGATCGTCGGAGCAAGCGGCTCTGGCAAAACCACGCTGGCGCGCAGCATTTACGGTGACGAAGCGTTGCGCGATGTGATCGACCTTGGCAAGCCCATCATCGATCAGTTCCCAAGCGAATGGAGTTACGACGACTGCGCGTCGGCGCTGATCGGCATTGGCCTTTCATCGGTGCCGTGTTGGATTCGCCCCTCCGTCACGCTGTCAAACGGTCAACGCGCTCGCGCCGAAGCGGCGCTCAAAATGCTCGGCGACAAGACGACCGTCATTGACGAATGGACGAGCGTAGTTGATCGCACGGTCGCCAAGGCGATGAGCGTGAACGTGAGCAAATACGCTCGCAAAAACGGCAAACGCATCGTGCTTCTATCGTGCCACTACGACGTGCTTGAGTGGCTTTGCCCGGACTGGATCATTGACTGCAACACGCAGCAATTCGAAGACTGGAGGGGGAAAAGATGGCCTCAGCGCGGAGAGCGCCTTACGTTCACCATCGCTCCGTGCGCATCGTCCTCGTGGCGTTACTTTGCAAAATATCATTATTTGAGCGAGAACCTGCCAGGTGGAGGCATCGATACGTTCGGTTTGTTTCACGGCGAGAATCAGATCGGATTTCAATGCTTTGCGCGTTACGTCCCAGGCCGTCAGGATATTGTTCATTCCAATCGTACCGTAATTCATCCCGACTACGTTGGTTTTGGGCTTGGTGGCGCACTCATCGATTCCACGAGCGCTTACATGACGTCAAAAGGGTTCGACGTTCGCGCCAAGTTCAGCAGCACGCCAGTGCATCGATATTTTCAGCGTTTCCCCGCTCGCTGGCGACTTGAAAAAATTGTTCGCGATACTCCTGACGTTGGGGGAACTATCTCAAAAAAACGAGGCGAGTCGATTCGCAAGCATGTGAAGTGTTACATTTACCGATGGATTGGAGGCACGGAGTGGCAATCTGATCTGACGATTGAGGTATGACAAATGGCTAACGGCAAAGCAGGACGCCCGGCGAAGACGCTGACGGAGAAGCAGCGCGGCGAGGTCGAGACGCTTGCGGCGTTTCTCTCCGCCGAGCAGGTCGCCGACTATTTCGGCATCGGGCGTACGACGTTTTTCGCGATTATGGAACGCGATCCAAGCATTGGCGAACTGTATAAACGCGGCAAAAGCAAGGTCGTCGCGAAGGTCGCGCAAGGGCTCATCCAGAAGGCCCTAAGCGGCGACACGACGAGCGCAATCTTTTTTCTCAAGACCCAAGCTCGCTGGCGCGAGACCGAGCGCCACGAAATCACGGGTGCCGACGGCGGGCCTCTTGAGCTCTCGCGCATCGAGCGCGTCATCGTCGACAAGGTGAAGCCCGATGGCGGCTAGACCGCGCCAGGATGCCGCAAGGACGCTCCGCATCGAGACGCCCCGATGGATGCTCCCCCTGCTCGGCAAGGCTCGCTACAAGGGCGCGTACGGCGGGCGCGGGTCCGGCAAGAGCCATGCGTTCGCTGAGGCCCTCGTCGAAGCTCACGTGCTCGATGCGAACCGCTCCACCGTTTGCGTGCGCGAAATTCAAAAGTCGCTCGGTCAGAGCGTGAAGCGGCTGCTCGAAAACAAAATCGAGGCGCTCGGCGTCTCGCACTATTTCGAGATTCAAGAGTCGGTGATTAAATCAAGGAAAGGCGCAGGGAAAATCATCTTTGCCGGGATGCAGAATCACACGGCGGACAGCATCAAGAGCCTCGAAGGCTACGACTGCGCGTGGGTCGAGGAGGCGCAGAGTCTCTCGCAACGCTCGCTCGACCTGCTTCGCCCGACGATTCGCAAGCCCGGCTCCGAGCTCTGGTTCACCTGGAATCCGCGCGCGGAGACGGACCCAATCGACGCGCTCCTGCGCGCTGACCGCGTGCCGCCCGACGCGAAGGTCGTGCGTGTAAACTACACCGACAACCCCTGGTTCCCCGCCGTGCTGCGCTCGGAGCTGGAGTACGACCGCAAGCGCGACCCCGACAAGTATCGCCACGTCTGGGAGGGCGAGTACCTGCGCAACTCCGAGCGGCGCGTCTTCAAGAACTGGCGCGTCGAGGAGTTCGAAGCAGCGCCCGACGCCGTGCTGCGCT